ATAACGCCAGCGAGTCTCGCCCGCCGGAAAAATGCAAAGCTGTCTTAGAAGTAGATTGCGGCAAGACCGGCTAACGAAGCTAGGGAAGAAGTTGTACTATTATCCGTTGAAACACCTGCGTTATAGCCAGCAAGTTGCCCTTGGTAGGCGGTATTATACGGATTTGAAACATCCGTCGTGGCTGTTTGCCCCGTCGAGCTTTGACTTGGCGCCGGAGTATACGGCTGACCCAATCCACCAGCCGAGGTAAGCCCAAGCTCGCTGAGAAGCTGCTGCGTGCCTTGATTCTGCGCGGTATTAGCGAACCCAGCATTCTGCAACGCGGCAGCAATTTGCGAATTAAGCGTTTGTGATTGGTTTTGGAAATTTTGATTCCCAACCGTCGCGCCTTCGGTCACGGCAGCATCACGGGCGGCTTGGTATTGTTGCCCGGTCGAGGACTGGAATTGCTGCATCGCCTGCGCATAGCCCGGTGTACCGGGAACAAAACCTTGATCGGCTAGGTTCGCTTGTAGGGCTTTTTGTTGGAGCGCAACCTGCGGATCGAGATAAGAAGTCTGCGCACCATACGCGGCATCAGCGGCGGTGCTGTTGTATTGGTTCGGATCAAGCCCACCAAGAGAAGAAATATACCCGCTAATGCCGGGGTCGGTGGTAATCGCGCCGGTACCACCAGCGAGTTTTTGATTAAGCGCCTGAGCTAGCTGGGCTTGTTGGGTTTGATTCCCTTGCTGGGCGTCATGCAACGCCTGTTCAGCCGGGCTCAGAGTTGTCTTGAGGGTATACTGATTAGTCGTATAATCAGCCATATTGGGCGCAGGCAACGCCGAGCCAGAGGCCGCAGCCGTTTGCCACGCGCCCGGCGTTCCAGCCGATCCAGCGGCGGAACCAGCGGAACCGTCTTGACCCGTTTCCGGTTTCCCGTAGTCAGGATTCGGCGCCGTCGCCGGAGTCCCCGGTACAAACGTACTTGGAGCCGAATTCCCCGCATTCCAAGCCTTCAACGCTTGGTCATAAGCCGCCTGATCGAAATTAGGCGTGCTTGACCAAGTTTGATTTTCGTCCGGCCCGACGGAGTTATACCGCGCCAACGCCGCAGACTGATTCGCTGCGGTCGTATTTGCCTGAGTTTGCAGACCTGTAACTAGCGCCGGATCAGGCGCTGTCGGGGCTGTGCCCGCAGATTTTCCCATTTAAGCGACTCCATATTTTGCAGTCGGCCGGAAACAATGCGTAGATGAGCAAGTTGCCGCCGTTTATATCTGCTTCCCGGAGTGTCGCTTCGGGTTTCGCGCCAAGTTGGGCGCAGAGGTTCTGAGACGCGATATTAGTCTCAGCGATGATAAATGTCAAGCGTTTCAGTTGAAGCTGGTGGAAGACGTACATCAACCCAGCTTTCAGGAGCCCTATAGGAAATCTCTTCCCCACAAGAGCAATATTAACAAGACAATGGGAACCGTTGCTATCGTGAAATACAAGACCAGCAACAAGTCGTCCATTTTCCGTCCACCCCAAAGCGGAGCATTTGCCCGGGTGCGCTCGGCCGCCGCCTTGAGACGCGATCCAATCGTTGATAACATCCGGCGAGTCCCAGATAAGCATTAGAAGGAGCTTTGCGAGCGTTTATGGAGCATGTCGCAGCCGAGGTAGCGGACGGAACCAACGCGCGAGACGGTTTGAAGGTAGAGGGCTTTCCATTGGGAATACTCGTCCGGGACTTGTTCCCAATCATCGAGAACCGACGCGCCTGCGCCCCATGTGGCTGTGCCCCAAATAGCCGAGCCCCAAAGCGATGCACTGAGGCCTTGGGTTTGATTCAGTTGGGTATATTCTGTGACCGCTTGGAAATCCGAGGCGATGCCCATGTTGTAGAGAAACTGACCCGTCGCTTCGAAGTAGGCTTTGACAAGCTCGACCTTTTTGTTCAAAGAATACCCAAGCTGACTAAACGCTTGCAGCATCGTTGCGGTGATATTCGTGCCGTTATCCGAGTTCCCGGTGATGTGCTGAACCGTCCATGCATTTACCGAACCGTCGGAGGCAGAGTAATACATATCCTCCCCGAACCGACAGAAATGGATTGCATTCTGGCCGGAAAACGTGCTCCATGAGGCAGTTTGCGCCTGCATGACGGCCTGTTGGCGGAGATTCAGATTGGAATTAGGAACGTTAACGATCAACGAAGGTTTGAGCGGATCGGAGATAATCTGCCAACCTTGCCCCGCGCCGAATTGTTGCGCGCTGGAGACTAGGTAAGGGCGGATCAACGTCGAAACCGTGGCAGTGCGGTCAATTGACGAGGACTGGACAAGAGACGACATGGGGATAATCCCCGTCTCGGTCAGAACAAGAACATCTCCGCCGTATTTATAAAGCGGAATATCACCAAGCGGCAAGCCAGATTGGTAAACTCCTCGGAGCGACCAAGTCGCCGGGTCGTTGCCGACATAAACGGCGATTTCCCCTTTGCTGGAGAGGATGCAGAGATTATCTTCCGGCCCCGTACCGCCGTCGAGGGTCCAAGTCGCCAACGCAACGAGATAGCCGCCCTTACGGAATAACGCGCCGAGAGGATATTGGGTATAGGTTCCAGCTATCGAGTTCGGCGCGAGATAGCCAATATTTAACGAGGCTTTCTCAATAAAGAATAATCTCTGCCGGTACACTTCGATGTAAGAGAAAATACTCGTCGCCACGGCCCCGCCGCTGAACGTCGCGACCGAGGACCAAGTTGTCCCGTCAAATTGTTTTAACGTGTCGGTCCCGTTCACCACCTGCATGTAATTGCCAGCGCCGGTGGCGATCAGGGTGGAGAAGGTTTTACCGTTTGTTAGGGCGATTGAGGTAGCTGGGCAAACGCCTGCGGAGGAAAAGTCGTAGATACCGTCCGCTGTCGAGCCGAAAAGTTTCTCGTTGCCGGTCGGCGGGGTGTAGTTAAGAAGCCGATCGCACTGCTTCGGGATAGCGGTAATCCAGTTAAGATGCCCGTCTCGAACTGTCAACCCGTCCGGCTCGGCAAACCAGTTATCCAATACCGACGCATATGTTGGCTTCATAGCCATTAACGGAAGCATCGGAGCGTAGCCGCCGGTCGGGGCTAGCAAGCTGGACGGATAATTCCTCTGCGCTGGGGAAACGGGCCGGAAAAACATGCTTTAAGGCCAGTTGCCGGGAGGGATAACGATGCCGGGTTGGGGGCCGTAGTTCGGGCGGACAGACAGGCTCAGACGGGTGCCACCGTCCTTGACGATATTCTTCGCGATGAGACCCATCGCTTCGTTCATATCATCTTCCCAGCCGGATTCGCCTTTTTGTTTACGCCATTTGGCTTCGAAAAAGCGTTGGACGACGTTATCAGGGAAAACAAGCGTATCTGCGTCGTTGGTAACGGATTGCTGGTAATTCGCCGGATTCCCAAGGGCCAGAACGCAGTAATTACTGATGATGATCGCCGAGTAAACCTCGTTTGCGACGATGTTATTTGGGCAAAGATACAACGAGTCTCGGCTGAGGTAGAATTGGAACGTCGGGCCGGAATTTGGGATCGTTTGAAGCGCATTAAAGACCTGATCGCTGATCGGCCCGTAGACACGCATAATCCGCGTGTTATTCCACATAGAGTCTTGCTCCATGCCGAAATAATCCGCGCCGAAAAGTGTCGTCAACAACCCCTGTAACTGCCCCGCCACGGAGTTAAATGTCCTCCGCACCCGCTGATTCTGCCACCGATACTCCCCCAAATCCGCCACCGTCTCACGCAGCAACGAACGGTATTGCTTCGTTGATTTATCCGTCGCTCCAACGAGTGCGTTCGGGGTTGGAAGCCCCATTTTATCGGTGAAGTTTTGGATCAGCGTGAGAACGGTGGAGGTCATTTAGAAAGCCTTCTCGGGTTTTGGCTCGAATGCGCGGAGGCGGTCGATTTCCGAGGCTTGCTTTTTGGTAAGCTCAACCAGCGACGCCATTTGAACTTGGAGAGCGGTCATTTGTTCCGCGAGTTTACCCGGACCGGTGGCGGCTTCGAGATAGGCGCGGGCTTTCAGTTTGAAACCGATTGCTCCGGTGCCAAGGTTTTGAAGATCGCCATCGGGCAGATTGGCAAGGTCTTCAACAGTCTGAATTCCAGCCGCGAGAAGAGTCTTCTGCGCCGCTGCTCCAATAGCCGTCCAACCTTTAATCGGTGTGCCGTTAACCGCGCCGGTTTCGCCTTTCAGCCACTCATCGAAAGACTGCTGAAAAGCCATCGGCCAAGTCATCGGGACATTCCCGTCCTTTGCTTTTTGCTTAAGCTCCTTCAACCAAACAAGCGCTTCCTTATCCAGCGTGTCCCTCGACCCCGGCCGAGTAATCACCGCGAAAGCAACTTCCTTATGAACCTCGTGCCCAGCCTTAATCGACGCGTCACGATCTTCCACCGAGCGCATTTCCCAAGCCACATACGGAGGACGTTCTTCAGCCATTTTAAGCTCCTTTTTGACGATAAAAAGCCCCGGCGGTTAGGCCGGGGCGAGACAGATTAAGTAATCTGCGATTGGAAGGTCGGGCGGTCGATCTGCACGATACCGTAGCCGGTATTTGTGTAGGTCAGCGTAACCGTACCGGTCGCCGTGGCACTAGCGGGCGTATCGATCGCCGAACCGAGCACATAAGACGTGCCAGTCGCGTCAATCGACGAAACCACCGAGGAACCCGGAATACCCGTGCCCGAGACAGCCATACCCGGATAAAGGCCACCATCGTTCGGAACCTTGATTTTCGAGGAACCGTTGAGGGTCGTACCTTGTCGGGTGAAGGTCGAAACCGCAGCAATCAAACACTGCGCGTTGAGGATTTGAACCCCCGCCGCAGGTGTCGGAGTCGCTTTGCCGGACGTACCACCGAAGACCTTACCCACCGTCGCTGCGACAGAATAGATCACCGGAGTAATACCCGACCGGAGAACCCAACCGAATTGTTCGTTCGTCGAACCGACTTGGAAGTCGGAAAGAGTCACGAATACCGGAGAGCCGGTGTTTGCCATTGAGGCAAGCGTCGGGGCGATACGAAAGTTTTTATCAATCGTGACCAGTGTACCAGGGAGAATAGCCGATGCGCCGACAGACGAAACGGACATAACCTCCGCATTACCCCAGTTTGCCACGTTGGCGGTAGTGTCGTACATCGTGCCGACACAACCAGTCAACATGCCCAGAGCGACAAGCCGAGGATTACCCGGATCGTTCTCGCTGTTGGACGATTGGCCGAAGTTAATCAGCCGCGAAAGACTTGCATCGATAGGTGAGAGACGCATGTTTTCTCCTTAAGCCTTGAGGACGCCTTGCAGCGACCGGTTAGAACACACAAAATTGCCCATCCAGAGGATCGGCACACAAACCGCGTCTTGGTTGAACGGCTTCGCTTCGTCCATCACGGTCATATTGGCATCGGCGTGGGTAACCAATTCCAGATAATTCGTGTTGAGGAAGTACATATGCGATGCCGGCATACCCGAAACGCCGTCGAAGATAACCGGAACGCCGTGGTATTGCAGGGTCATAAAGCCTGCGTTGGCGAGGTTTTCATCGACATAGCGCTTGTTGGTGATCTGGCCGCCTTCGAAGAAGTTGTAATAGTCGTTCGAAGAAACGATCAGATCGGGCTTGTCGTTGTTGCGGGTGAGCTGGATGAAAAGCGGAAGCATCAGCGATTCCATCACGCCTTGGAGGGCGGACGGGGTAATCGCGCCGCCACCTTGCAACGGGGCTGCGGCCGACTGGACAATATTCTGCCAGAACGTCCAAGCCGCTGCGGAGATGCCACCGACGGTGTTCGTCGGAGTATCTGCAACAATCTTTTGCAGACCGTCGATTTGGTTGGTGAGCGAGCCATCGGCGTACATATCGGCCGAGAACTGATTACCGAAAGTGTGGATCGCGTTTTTGATCCGAGCTTTCGCAAGGTTAGCGATTCGCTGCGGGCCAGCATTCATCCGAAGCTCAAGGCCGGTCGAGACAACGTTGATGGCAATTTGCCGCCAGTTGAACTCCGCCGCCGTGAACACGTCCGATTGCGAGACGTTAAGAACGTCAATACCCGAATAACGTTGGTAAGTGCCGTTGGCCGCGTATTCAAGCGGTTCAACGATCGAATAACCACCGGATTCTTCGCGGGTTTTTCCCTTAAGCGCCATACGCCGATAAAGCGCATTGTGCGTCGAGAAGTTATCCGCGATTTCCTTCGCGTGGTTACGGAAGGTCGTCGAGACGATTTCCGTAAAAACTGCATTTGGAGAAGTCATTTAGGAAGCTCCTTAGTGCTTCGTGGGGTCATAGTGTTTAGCGACTACCGAGTCGATGGTTTGATCCATCGTGAGTTTTTTAACTCGAATCGTAGGCGTGGAGCCCGAATCCTCGATATTGACGAATGTACCGTTTTTGCCCCGTGGCTGTGCGGTTAGAGCGGGCTTTTCAGATTGCTGTTTGGCAATCATTTTCGCTCGAACCGCTGGATTGGCCCAGCAGGCAATTTCGTAAGCTTCGGCAAGAGAACTCGCCGAGTTTGACTTGATGAGGCGGAGAATGTCGTTCCCGACCTCAGCGAAGTATTCATTTTTCGGATCGGCGGAGAACTTTTCAACTTCTGTAAGTTGCTGGTTAACGCCCGCTTGGTAACGAGCCGCAGCTTCCCGACGACCTTGTTCCCGAAGTGTAGCATTATCCGCCTCGGCGCGTTGCAGGCGTTGTTGAAGGGCGGTATAGTCGGCGGCGACGGGGGTAATACCATCGAGTTTGATGCCGTATTCGTTTAGGATGCCTTGAACCATCGCGGCTTTCTCCGCCGGCGGTTGGTTCGGGTTGAGGAGCGTAAGATGCGTTTGCATCAGGCCTTGCATTAGCTGGACGGGATTAACGTTCGGGTTTTGTTGGAGCAACGGGGCGAACGGGCGGATTAGCGCATCCCAAGCGTTGTGGCCGTTGGCGTATTGCTGGAACCCGCGCATGAATTGGGCTTCGCGCTCGACGATATAAGCCTTGACCGCTGGGTCAGCTTTTTCCCAAACCGGCGCCATGTCCTTTTTCCAGCTTTTCGGCAGGGCAATCGCTTCCTTATTCTCCCCGGGGACGATCGCAGGCTTATCCTCAACGATTGGCTTGCCCGCAGCGTCGAGTTTTACCTCAGGCGCAGGTTTCTCCGGCACCACCGGACTCGCTTCGCTCGGGGCAGCGGGCTTAACGGCCGGGTCGTTGTTCTCGCCTACTACGCCTTCGGTGGGTTCTTCAACCGTTGGTTTCGGTGTCAGCCCAAACAACTCCGCCCCGATATCCTTCGCAATCGCAGTGGTATCCATCGTCTCATACGTCACGCCATCGGCATCTTCAACAGACATTTTCAACTTTCAATTTTGCCGGAGTTAACCAGCTTGGTTACAGTTTCGTCAACGGCTTTCGCCACCGGGGCAAAGGCCTTTTCTTGCATATGAATCCGGTTCTGCTCTACCTGCAAGACCGTTCCGGGTTCCGCGATAAAGCACCCACTCCGCTTCAAATCTTCTTTTTGCTGGGATCGAGAGTTGATAATGACTCCCGTCTTAGGCGAGATATAAGCTGTGCAGATATCTGGCGAGACGAACGCTGCCGTGAGGATGCGAGAGAGATTTCCTCCACAAGCATCGCACACAGGCAGATTATTCCGATCGTCCACCCGACGCCAAATAGAATCTTCATTAGCACAGGAGGAGCATTTGGTTTGGTAGATGGGCATTATACGGCGGCCTCAGCAGATGCGGCTTGTCGGTCTTTGGCGGTTTTAACTTTAAGCGCGTTGACGGCCGCAGCGGCTTGATAGTCATCGTTCGCTTTTTGGACCTTGAGATTAAGCTCCTGCGTTGCGGCGGCGTATTGCTGCATTTTCAGCGCTGTCTCGGCGTCGTGGAGGGTTTTCTCGTTGTTGAGCTTCGCCATCTTTGCTTGGGACTCAGCTTGGAACAAAGCGAGCTTGCCTTGGCTCATTTGCATGTTGGCTTGTTGCTCTGCTTGATCGGCTGGATTCGGCGCACCGGGTGGCGGAGCGGTGATTTGCTGAATAATCGGCGCAATGTCGATACCGAATTTGTAGCGCTGGCAAACAGCGACGAGAATACCCTTCGCTGCTTCTAAGCCGGACGGCCCGATTTGCGTCAACCCTTGCAACCCCGGCAAAAGCTGCCCCAACGCATTCATAAACTCCGTCACATCGGCCGTGTCTTGCGCGGTGTCAAGATCAATCGTCGAGGAAGTCTGGATGTTGATGATAAAAGTCCGATTCGCGTCAGACTTAATCTTTCCGAGAATCATCTCCCAAGTCGGGGAATTCGCGGCGGTCATCACCGGGGGCGGAATCTGCGGACCAGTAGGAGCCGCAGCATTCGGTCCCGCCGGTGTAGGCGGCGCACCCGGAGCACTCCCCGGTGGCGGCATAAGGGTTTGCTGTTGACGGAACTGCGCTTGGATTTCGATGATTTGTTTTCTTGCCGCCTGTTGTTGCGCGTTGGTCGGAATACCCGGCATTTGTACGATTTCGGCCCATTCAGCCTCCGGGACTTTGTTCGAACCACAATCGATTGTCATGCGGAAAAGGTCCCGCGTGTAATCCGCCACTACGGTTTGCATCCGACGAAGGCGTACCGTACCCCATTTATTTTTAAGGTCCTGAGCCGTGGCCGTTTCCGATGGCTGAGAAGAGCCACGGATAATATCACTGATGCCAGTAAGTTCGTAAATGATTTGTTTGATCGATTCGCGGGCGACATAGAGTTCCTTTGCGACGGCGATTAGCATGTCGAGAGGGAGAAGCCAGATGTGTTTTTCGAAACCGCCGGATTGGGCGAGGAGCGCCGCCTCCGTCGCGGCGACGAGTTCGTTATCCATCTCATCCGTAGCGAGGATTTTCTTGAGGTCGTCACCCAGCATGCCGTTGTAGACACCACGGACGCGAATAGCGGACAGGACCTTTATCAGCCGCACCGAAACGCGGTTCAACTCTTCCGCTTGCTCGGAATAGTAATTATAAAGCGGAATCGGCAAATATTTCCCCGGCCGCAACGTCAGCAATAACGGTCCGGGCGTCGGGAAGAAGTTCTCAAGTCCCAACGGATCATCCGATTCTTGAAGGAGCTTATCCTGCCACTCGTCACAGAGGAAATACACCTTCCGGGTTTTCTTGTCCCAGAGTTCGTAGATGGTGGCGTTGTCTTTATCAGCTTCAGTTTCTCCGGTGGGGACATATTTCTCTTGTTCTTCCTTGTCAATTTTGAAAAGTTCGAACATTTGATCGCGCTTCATGAAGGATTTGAACGCGATCCACGGGACTTTCGACCAGCGGGTTGCTTTACCCCAGATTAGGGTGCGGAAATTTCCCGATTCATAGGTAATCGGGAAGGAAGAGGTCTCACTGTACCTGATTCGCACAAACCCCATACCGGGGACTAAGCTGGAGAGCACCGCGTCTTTCATCGCTCCGTCGAAAGAATCGCCCCCCGGAGTAGTCTCAGTTGCGCAGGTGAGAAACCGTTGAACAACGTCCGGTAGAGGAGCCAGATTTTGATCTTTGTACCGGGTCCGAACGTCAGGCTTTGGGACAGCCGAGTAAAGACTCGGAAGGAGAACTTCCGTGTTGGAGTAGAGGATGTTATACGGAACATTGCGCTCGTTGTCCTTGTTGTCGGCGGTGTAAATTTTCTCTGCGGTCGTGGCGTGTTTCCACCAGCCTTTTTCGAACTCATCTTCACGGGCTTTAATAGCCGCCAGTGAGGCAGCGTTGAACTTGAGCGCATCCGCAACGGCTTGATCCTCGGTAATCTCCACCGGATCGTGCGTGTCGGGGGTTGGGTCTTTCTTAGCCGACTTCTTTGGTTTCTTCTCGGAGTAAGCCATTTTAATACCTATTTTCCCTTGCTCTATTCTTCGCTGCTTGGCGTTTGATTAGCTCGTTAATCGTCGGGGCGCTTCTCGCGCCTTCGACGATTCCCATCGTCGGCACGTTCGGCGAGTTCCGCGTGATTGCCCGGCTCATACACGCATATCGAGTCTCGTCCGCCGCGTGATCCTCAGCGTCAGTGTCGAGGTCTTCGTTATTCCTATCATCGTGCTGGAGGTAAGGAATAGTTCGAATTGTATTCTCACAAGAGGAATGGAAAAGGAGCAAAGTCGTTTCCTTTGAATCGCCGGCAGCGAAACGTTTGCGCATTTGTTCCCAACCGGGTTGGCGGGCGTTATCACCTTTGAACCATACACATTTCTCCACCAGCATCATCTCCGCGATGCTGGGGCCTCCATTATTTGCGAAGATTGACGGATCGGCGACTCCGTAGGAGGGTTTTTTGCCGGATTCAAGATCGCGCACAACAATTCCCTGTGCCACGAGGTTGGCAGACATCTTGAGTCCAACATTGGGCTTACCGGTCCAACCGTACCATTCTTGGTATTTGATAAGCGCGTCTCGGGCGAATCCGAAAGTCCCATCAGACACTGCATACCAACCCACAGAAAATGGGCTAGCCGAGCCCCAATCCAAGGCGCGAAAACGAGTGATATAAGGAGGGATGTAAAGATCGCCGGTGATAACGTGTTTGCGTTCATCGAATTCGGAGAAGAACGTCCCGTCAACTCCGCTCCAGTCGCCTTCTAGCCAAGCCTTAACAAGAGCTTCCGAGCCCGTTTGTCGTAGACGCATGACGTAAGAAGGATCGTTTGTGAGAAGTAGTTTGTTGTCCTTGAGTTTCGCGGGGATGAAGACGCGCTCGATAAACGCCTCAACAAAAACACCCGGCTCAATCTCGATTTGTTCCTCTTCGCGGATAACACGGTAGCCTTTCGGATCGGGGTCGATGTAGCGGGATTTTACCCAATGGTGGCCCGGACCGCCGGGGTTTCCGGTGAGGCGGATTCCAACTGGAACGCCCGCAGTCGAGCGCAGCGTTCCCTTTAGTTTCATTATCGGCTCTGGAAACGGGAAGTTTGTGACTTCCTCAACATATAATCGCGTATAGTTGTGACCTTGGTATTCTTCTGCGTCAGAATCCCGTTCCAAGTAAGCAAAGCGCAGACGGGCGCCGTTGGGCATGATAAGTTCTTTTTTCTGTTCGTACCACCGGCCGCCGAGTTTGAGGCAGAGGTATTTCGCACGAGCGATAGCTTCGGAAAGTTGGGTGAGACGCCGCCGGACAAATAAACCGATCGCATTTTCACCGTATTGGGAGGCATGGTTAATCCAGTCACCGATTGATCCGTCTGTTTTTCCGCCGCCACGGGCGCCGCCGTAGAAGATTTCAAATACCGGGCAGGTGATTAGGTCGGTTTGTGGCCCGGGTTGAGGGGACCAGATTACCGTGGGGTCAGATACCGCCGGCACAGGGGTCGTCCTCGGGGAATTCAACTTGGATAACACCGGCGTGAGGGACGTAGAGGATTACACCGGTGAAACGCCCATCATAGCAGATTGCTTTGGTTCGAACTTCTTCCTCGCCGAGAATGGGCACCGGCTTCTGCTCAGGGGCAGAAGCGCAGGCGCTTAATAGAAGGCAGAGGAGGAAATATTTCACTTCGGGGCTGAAGCGGAGATAGCCGGCGCCGCAACGGTGAGGGCTTGGGTTTTGGTAATACTCCCGCACAGCGCGTCTGCATCGGGGACTTCTTCGGTGAAGGCGATTGGGCCGTAGGTGACGACATACGCCGCTTTCCCGTCGAGCGAGCAGGTAATCCGGTGGTCGAGGGCCGGGTTTTTCATGTTCGCGCAACCGCTGACGGCGGTACAGCCGCTGAGGAGGAGATAAAGAAGAAAGGATTTGTTCATGTTATTGCCCCGATGCTCCGTAATAGGTAACGTTGATAATGCCCGCAGCGACTTGGCCGATGGCTTGGAAGGTGGAGGGGTTGGCGATGGCGAATTCGACGCCAACGGCTTCGGGATAACCGACGGTGGTGGTTGGGGCAACGCCATCGTCGCGCCAGCGGAGAGCTTGAGCTTCCGCGACTGCGATAACACAAGCCGTACCGAGCGGAACGGTCAGCACTTGCGCCGTGGTAATCGTGATCTGCTGATAACCCAGCGGCCGGAGGTACCCAGCGTGAATATCGACGTTCATTGATTGTCCTGAGTTGGAGCGGAGGCGGCGGGAGCGGGTTTATTAGCCGCGTCCTCAGCATCCATTTGTTGGAGTTTGGCGAGGAGGGCTTGCCGCTGGGCGGCTCGTTCCTGCGGGGTGAAGGCTTTGGTGAAGGTTATGCCGTTAGCAGACTGAGAAGTCGGGTCTGGCGTAGCGGGGAAAGCGCCGGGAGTCAACGGACCACCTGAGCCAGCTTGTTGCTCCCGCTGGGCATTAACGAGTTTAGGGTTTGTCGCGCCGGCCCGGTAGGCATTCTGCGCGATGGTCAGATAAGTCTTCGGGTCATCGACCGGGGAAAGTTGAGGGGTCGGCATTATCGGATTTGAGCTTGTTGGAACGCGCCGGAAAGGGTTTTCTGGAGAAGCTGCCGGGCGATTTGGGAACGAATATCGTTCGGATTTGAGGTTGATTGCATGGGGTTGGTAAAACCCATCCGCGCAGGTTGGGGATTCCCAGGTTGAGCGACACTCTTGCCGCTCGGCGGGGCCGTTAGGCTGGCGGGGTTGCCATTATCCATCGCCGCGCCTGCGGAATTCGGAATTCCCGACATTGCCGGCCCGACCTGTGGTGTAGCCGGCGCATTACCTGACCCGAAAGAAGTACCCATAGTTAATTCTGCTCCACAAGAGGCAGGGAAACCCTGCTAGAAACTGAAACATTCTCAATCCACTCCTGAGAATTTTTTGCCGGGGGCGGGGAGTGGACGACGTAGAGGTTATTCTGGACTACCGGCCCCGGTGCGCGGGTGTTTTTGTCGCCAACGCCGAGTTTTGCCATTTGGATGAGGTCGGAGTCTTTAATCGCCGCCGGGCCATCGAGTTTATCGATGATGCGGTCGAGTGCGCGCTTGGCGATTCCGTCCAACCGTTCATTAATCGACGCAACGAGCTTCGGATCGGTCAGCTCGGCTTTTCTCTGCTTGAGCGAATTCTGAAAAGCATCCGAATTGACGCAGATGCTCATCCACGTCGCGGAAAAACCGAACAGTTTCGCCAACTCATTCTGCGAAATTGCCGGATCACGGATAATCTCATCGATTATCGCATCGTGCCAGTAGTGGGTGCGCTGGATTTGAACTGCGGAGCCGGTCATTTTACTTCCTCAGCACCGCTTCCGCCTTGGCTTTAATCGCCGCCGGATCGGCCGCATACTTCGAATCCATAATCGCCGCTCTCGCGTGCGCTTTATTCTCGATCGGAAAGCTCCGATCCGGCCCAGCAAACTTCTTCGTCGGGATTTTCTTCCTCGCCGCCGCCGAGAGTCGGTGCTCCGGCTTATTCGCCACCTGCTCGGCCGTTTTATCGACAAAATCCAACTTATCCACGCGCCACCCCTGAGAAATCCAGACCCCCGCACAATATCACCCCTTTCGGAGATTGTCAAGTTTTCGATTGAAGGGCAAATTTTGGGTGTCTGGTAGGCGACGCTTAACCCCCACTGCCTCGAACCCGATCCGGGGGTAACCCCGGGGGGATAATCGGGGAGGATACTCCTAAGATAATCCCCGTTTCCCCAGTTTTTTCCCGTAGCTGCGCGAGATTCAACAAAGAGCGGGCGCAGTATTGAGAATCTGTGCTAGGGAATTGGAGGGATACTAGCTGATAGGTAGGCTCAATCGCTGCGGGCGCTGGCGATAGGTATGGTCGAGACCCCTCCGAGGCAGTATCGAACCGAGTATCGGCCCAATGCCCCGCGCCGGGCCGCAATGGGGCCTAGAATCGATTCATTTTCCCTTGGAGTATCTGTATAGCCTGAGGTATCGATAGGCGCCGTTTTCCATATAATCCATATCCGCCATATCCGATGAGTTTGACATTTTCGTCACCCCTTCTAAACCGTGATAGTTTTCTTGTATTGATTTTTTTTTTTAATAGAAACAACCTATCAGCTGTGGCGAAAAGACCACACTACCTCAGATATGGAAGATATGGCGGATATGGGAACGTGAGCGGGTACTAACTTCGTATTATCCCCAAAAACTGCACCAACATGGGGAAAACAGGCAAAATCAATCGGTTTGGTTATGATTTGAGGCTGTGTATAATAGGTAAAATGTGGACAAAGCTGGGGATAAGCCTGTGGAAAGTTATCCACAGAATCGCGGGATAACTTTTTTTGAGGGGAGGGTAGCTAGAACGGGAAAAATCGCCAGAATCGCGTTTAAATCGGTCGGTTGTTACAGGTTAAAAACCGGCTGGCATGGCAATTGTTGTCGGTTTGAAAGTGACAGAAATTGTCAATGTGACGGTTTTGGTCAGGCGAGGGAAAACTGATGCGGGGCGACGACGCGGCCGGCGAGCGGGCGCAGATATTGCATGCTCACACACGAGCGCATCGGCCCGGCGCGATCAACGGGCCCCATTAGGAGCGGGAAGAATGGAATCAGCAACGGAACAGATGTACCTCGAAGGGGTTAACATCATTAAGCTTCAATCAGCGGCAAGGATGGCGGGCCTTCGCTGGAAAAGCGGCGATCCTGCTTTCAATAAGAGTGGGATCATCGAAAAGCTCATGCAGCATCCCAGCATCCGGCGCGCGTGTATCGCCACGCTGCAACGGATGGGAGAAAACGCGCCGAGCACGCCGATTGACTTCACGCAAGACCTAACCGACGACGACGCATCGACCCCGGCGCAAGACACGCCGAAAGCTATTCCGCAAGCTCAGACCCCAGCGAGCGCAATGAGCGCTGCCGCGAGCCCAGCGGTTGATCTTTCCCCGATCCTCGAAAACCTCCGCGCATTGGATCGGCGCCTACGGACGAACGAGGCGATTGACCAAGCGCAGGAAGGTCAGCGCAAGACCCTAGAGGAAAACATCGACGTACTTTCCCGCGCGGTCGAGTCGTTGCAAGAGCAGAAGCCCATTCAGTTTAACTTCCCCTCTCGCCAACCCGTAACGATCAAGCCCGGCAACCATCACGCGCTTTTCCCGAAGATGATTAAGTACCTCGAAACGAATCGGCGCCTCATTCTCAGCGGCCCGGCCGGCACGGGGAAAAGCATGGCGTGCGCAAACGCGGCGGAGACGATGGGAGTTTCGTTCCATCTGTTGACGCCCGTTACAGCGTCGCATGAATTGATCGGCCATCGTGACGCGCAAGGGGTTTTCCACGAGACTCCGCTCACGCTGGCTTACAAGCATGGCGGTTTGTGCCTGTTAGACGAAGCGGACGCATCCCTCGCCGACGCAATGCTTTGCGCGAATCCGATCCTCGACGGCAACGGATTTGCCATGCTCGGCGACGGCAAGATGCATAAGCAACACCCGGATTTTCTCGCGGTGCTCAACATGAACACCGACGGGAATGGCGCAACAATGCAATACGCCGGCCGGACACGCCTAGACGGGTCAACACTGGCCCGGTTCGGTTGCCGCATCCTTTGGACGGTTGACCCGAGAATCGAAGCCGCAATGGCACGCGGGCAAGATTCATGGCTCCGTGTCGTTCACGCGGTTAGAGCGCTGATGACGCAACGCGAAATTGTGGACGTGAACGCTACCCCGCGCCACGTCAAAACCGGCGCGATGCTCTTGCAAGCAAACTGCGCAACGCGGAAGGAAATTCTTGAAGATTGCCTGATGAATGGAGCAGTCTCCGAAATGTGGCAGGATGTGCTTTCCCTCCCGCCCGTCCGTTCGTTTTTGCAAGGGGCTTAACATGCGCGGCCACAATCCCGACAACGTGCAAGTTCAGCCAGAATTTTCCTTCGACGCGGTCAAGCGTATCGGTTGGCTAAAATTCCGCTCCGTCGCGCATGCAATCGCGTTTCAAGCAACGCATTGCCCGCGCGACGGACACGAACCTAGGCCCTTCAATGCACATTACGGTCTCGGCGCGCAGACATTCAATGATTACCTCAAGTCTCATAACGCTACGCATGCGCTAGCGCTCACCCGCAAAGCAATCGCCGAGATGAAAGCACCCGTGCGCACGTTTTCCCGCCCCGTGGCGACGATAACGGGCGGGCATTGGGACGTCCCATCGGTTTTGGCGAATCTCCCACTAGCAGCCCGCGCACGGGTTCGCACGAAGCTCGCGCCGATCAATCTGCACTTCGTGACTTGGTACGGTTCAATCAGCGATATCGCGCCGATTTTCCCGCTCGCGGCGAGACTCGCGCAGGCGATCAACACCTACACAATCGCCGGCGGAATCGTCACCCTCCGCGTTACCGCAATCGCGGAGGGCCAAGATCAGAAATTCGCCAAGGTCGCGTCATCGGTGAATGTCGTGACTTCGAACCTTTCGGAGGTTGCAACCGCCCTATCGCCGACCTTTCACCGGGTCACACAAATTCCACTACGGCAAGTTATACAGCATGGATATTCTAGCCTTCCGCAAACCGGCAATTTCATCCCCGGTGCGCGCGAACTAATCGGCCCACAGGAAAAATTAGTCGCTGCATTCGAGAAGGCCATCAGCGACCTTAAAATCGGCTAATCCGGCAAGGCGAAGGCTAGCGGGTTCGCCTGCTATCCTGCGTCAATCCCGGCGCGTTTTGGAGGGTTTAAACATGGTTCCCGTTCCCGGCTACCTCAGCGGCGGCGATTCAGCATGGCGCGTCATCAGCGGCGCTTTGCCCGTTACCGTTGATTACCGCACTGCCCACGAAGCCTTGAATGCTGCGCGTAAGGCTTTCCCGTCGCTGGAAATTTCCCCTTACATCTGGGCGAAAGACAAGAATTTTTCCCCCTTGTTTCTCCGTCCGCTCACCCGCGACGATGCGTTGACGCTGAGACACGGTCAAAACGTTTACTGTCTCGGTGTCGTCGGTACCCGAATTTTCCGTTGCCGCGTTTCTGGCGCGTGCAAAACGTGGAAAACCCGGCCGGGAGAATTTTCCCTCCCGGTGAAATATGGCCTTCGCGACTCTTACCGGATTTCTCATATCCCGTTCGAATGGTCCGAATGGTACGTGGCCGCACCGGAGGTTACACTGTGAACACATCCGAAGTTATCCGCCGCTACTTCGCGTTGCGGCGATTGCAACGCTTCACGCCCGCGCAAGCATGGTCGCGGGCAATGGGTCTCGCCATTGGGAGAATGCCGAAATGAGCACGCTACGCTACAACCTCGCCAAGCATGGCATCGCCTACGGAGCGCTCCGCCTGCGCCTGATGGCCGGGCAAGCGCTGCCCGAAGCAATCGCGGATATCTCGGCCGAGCACCATTGCGACCCGCGCAACCTTCTAGCCCTCTATGAACACGCCGACGAGCGCGCCACGGCTGAGGCCCGTATCGCCATCCGACGAATCCAGCGAGGCGCGAAATGAATCCGCGCTTTCCCCTCCCCGTACCTCATACCCGCAGGGAAAATCCCTGCCTCATCCTGCGCATTTTGCGCGCTTTTTATAGGTGGCTTTAAATGGACCCGCTTTCAATCCTCGTTGGGTTGCATCTTGCAACGCTGCACGTTCCCTCAGCCTCGTATCAGCACGACCTCAACCCAGGCGCATACGTTGAGGTTGAGCACGTCACCCTCGGCGCCTACCGCAACACCATCGGCCGAACCTCTATCTATATAGCAGGCACGCTCGACCGGGCGCCGTTTAGTCTGACACTTGGCGCTGTCTCAGGCTACCAGCGTCACGTGACGCCTGCGCCCTGCCCAAGCGAAGGCATGCGCGGCTGTTACCGCATCTCCGGCCTTTCCCCGGGCTACCTAGCCCCTCTAATCGCCCCTTCGATTCACCATCCCCTCGGCCCGGTCGAACTCCGCCTTACAGCCATTCCGCCCCTCCGCCGGGGCGATGCGTTGGCCCTCCATCTTTCCGTGGAAAAGGCCTTCTAGCCATGTTGCGCCTCCGCCACATTCCCATTACCCTCCTGCCCGAAGTCACTGAGCTATGGGACTGGCACGCCTACTTCGCCGCTCTCGAACGCATCGCCTCAGCCGACCACCTAAAAACCGTCCCTTTCTACCGCTCACCCCTTGACTCGGCGCCGGAGAAGCTTACAATCACCCCTGTTCGTTTTCCTCGTTAGGAGTCCCCGCCATGTTCGATATCTACTTCTACGGTGCCCTCCGGGTCTTGATTGACTCGTTCACTGGCGCCCTTGTCGCGGTGCAAGATCGTATCTCAGGCGAAGCCGCGTCGCTCCGCTACTCGCCCGATTACATCTCCCGCGCCGTCTCGGCCGCGATGCTCGCCCACGAATCCCAGCGTGAGGTTGCGTAACCCCTAGACTGTTTGCAGCGGTCTAGGGGTTTTCACCTAGACCAGTGCATCCCGATTAGGGTACACTTCTGTCTCTCGTTAGCCCCGTCCCATCAACCCTCAGGAGATTTTGAAATGACCGAACACACCAACACGCAAGAACCGATTGCGCCCGTTGCTCCCGCTCCCGCTCCGGCCAAGACCCGCCAGATGAGTTTCACCGTTCTGGAAGATGGCCGCATCCAAGCCGAATTCGGCGAAGGCGTGGAAAAGCTGCATCTCAACCCGGGGAAAATCCCCGAGTCGATGCAAGCCGCCGCGATGGCCGAGGGCCTCATCAGCCGTGCGCGGGGCTACACTTCCCGCCTGACCGATAAGGAGCGCACGCCGCAAGCCCTGCACGATGCGGTCGCGAAAGCCTTCTCCAACCTCCTCGCCGGCACGTGGAAAGTCCAGCGCGAAGCGGGTGAAACGGAATACAGCATCGAAGTCGAGGCCGCTTTCCTCTTCCGCCAAATGCGCGCCAAGGCGAAGAACGAGCCGTTTGAAGGCACCATCGCCGAAGCCGCCGAAGGCTGGGAAAAGCTCTCCGACGAGCAGAAGAAGCAACTCAAAGCGCTTTCCAAGTACCAAGTTGCCCTCGCCGAAGTCAAGGCCAAGCGCGCCTCGGAAAAGCTCGCGAAGCTCCAAGCCAAGGCCGCTGCCGAACCGGATATCGGTTTCTAAAAAACGTTCAAGCGACTACGGGGCGATTAACCTCCCGGTTTCTTCTGCCCCGTAGCGTACCAACCGAACGTTTCCCCTGCGCTGCTTACAAAGTGCCGCAGGGGTTTTTGATAGGGGTTTAAGGTGCGTTAGACGGGTGTCCTCTCCGCCTTGAACCCCTTTCAAAAACGGGAATTTTCCCGAACGCGGAGGAAACCATGATCGAGGAAAAAATCACTAAAGGAATTTGGGCTTGTGTGCCCAACCGCGAAAACGGCGATTTTGCAATCGTCGTCCTAAAAGACGGGATTCCTCAGCCGGTAATTGTTGCCGAGGCTTTCGAGGATATTCGCGCATGGGGAGAAAAATCTCCCGAGTGTTTCCCGAATGCGCTGCTCATCAGCGCCGCGCCGTTGATGTTGCGAATGCTGCGGATTGTTCTATCTGGCAACAAGGCCAATTCCGAACATCCTCTTTTCGTCGCATCGATGCGTAGCCTTCTCGAAACTCTGGATGCAAAGTCAGGGGGTTAAAAATGTCCACCGAATCCGACCCCATCGCCGCCGTCTGCGGGAGCGAAGTCCGAATCTACGGTTCCCTCGACGACCGCACCCAGCGCCGCCCCTTGCGGAAAATCCTCCACTTCCCCCATCACGGCGCGGCCAAAGAATTCGCCATCGAGCACGACGAGAAAAGGAAAAACGAGAAGCCCCGGTAAAATGGGGCTTTTTCTCGGGCTGTTGTTTCGACCCAACACTTTTCTGTTACTTCTCGTTACCAAATATGGGATTGACATTTCCCTTGTTTTCCCCGACACTGAGAACATGGACATTTTCTACTGTTTTGCTACAGGCTTCGGGCTTAGTCTCGTCTACAGCATCGGTGTGGCCTTGCATCGCATTGCCGCTGCCCTTGAAAAGGCTGCTAAATGAGTCTCCCAAAAAGCATCGACTCCTACCCTCCCGCCTTCCTAGACGCTCTCCGCCGCTGCCACGTCTCCGGCGAAGTCCGTATCCCCACACAAACCCCGCAGAATATGCGCCTACAATTCCAAGGCCTTCGAGGCGCCCTCCGCAAAGCCGGCCAAGCCGAGATGGCAGACCAAATCCTTTTCCTCATCGACGGGTCAGACTTCGTGCTTCGTCTCCGCGCGAACCAACCCATTGTTTCCGAAATCGAAGCCGCCCTAAAACCCGGCGAACAATCCCGCATCCTCTCCGCGACGGAAGAATCCGAAGCGGCCCTCGCACGCATCCTAGGAGCCTCAAAATGATGTGGATTCTTCTCGGCCTCATCGCCTTCGCGCTTTGGTTCATCCACGCACTTTTTTCGGATGACTAAGCCATGTTCAACTTCGCCGAAGACCTAGCCGAAGAATCCCTCGCGGATGCCCTCGAAAACGGCAATCTCCGAGGGGAAAAATCGCGCGCGCAACGAGAAATCGAAAACCCCGGCTGGAACGACCGGAACGCATGGGTCAGCCAAGGCTACTACATTTCCCTCCACCGAACCGGTTGCAAATGCGGCAACGTGGTTGACTTCCTCTGCGGCGTCTTCCACGAGGAGAAATCTCCCTCTGGGAAAATCCGATGCATCCGGTTCGACGGGGATTTTCAGATTCCCAAGTCGGCGATCCAACCAACCCGGATCAGCCATTTCTCGACCCGTATCTGCCTCGCGTGTGTGAGCGGGCACGGATTTTCCCTCCCCACCGACCCTAAGGAACCAGCATGAACTTCAACGACTCCCGCACCGCTGAACTTCTCGAAGCGGCAATCGCTCGGGGGGAAAAATCCCTCGAATCCTACATCCCGGGCGGTACGCTTCCCGAAATCCCGCTCGAAATCAAAGCGACGATTCTTCTCGTTTGTCAAATGACCATCGCCGACCTTCTCGGCTGTGAGATAATGTGCGAAGGCACGCGAGAAAATAAATTCCGCCAAACCTTCGATCTGATGACCGCGCTTCTCGCGCCGGACCTGCGCCTCAGCCCTACGGGCAAAGCCGCCTACAACCGAATCTCCGCCGCCTTTTTCCGCGACCTTTCCGACATGATGCGATGAATCCCTTCGACCAATCTCCCGCCATCCCGCTCACCGAAGCCGAGCGTGCCCATTACCAAGCCGAGGCGGAACGCGGTAATCCCCCCTCGTTAGAAATCGTCCGCCGTTTCGTCGCAACAATCCGTAAGTCAATCACCGAATCCCCGATTAAGCTGGAGAAAACAGCGAAATCGAGGAATAAGAAGGTTGAATTGACCGAAGACCAGATTGATTTTTTCTGAAAAGGAAAATAATGAGCGCCATAGACGTTTTGCGTGAGCTGGTCGCCTGCAAGGACTTGAAGGAGGAAATCAAGCAGCCCCAAGCAGCCTCATCGCCGACCGAGCCGCCAAAGTCGCATTTGCGGAAGTGGCGCGAAGTGATCGAGGGCTCATCGCCGACCTCGCAGCCCGCCTCTCCAGCATCGCGGCCGGCACCCGAGCCAGAAAAGAAAGTCTAAAAATGCTCTCCTATATTCTCCTCCGCATCCAACGCATCGAAGCCTTCGGCCCCTCCGGCGCGGAGATGCAGATCAAATTTTTCCCCCTTTTCAACCTCGACGGAACAGAACAAACAATCCTCGCCGATTCTCCAGAATCCGCTTTCTCCACCCTAAAACTCCGTTTCCCCATCCTTTCCCGTTTCATGGCAATCCAAGATGAACCAACCTACCGAGCCACCGTCGCCCGCCTATCCGCAGACCGGATTCTCCGAGAAAACGCGGATGGAAATTCTCAGCCTCAAAACCGGAAAACACTCCCTCGAAGAACTGAGCGCGTTTTTGAAAAAAGCGCAGGCTGATCTGGATGGGAATCGGGTTAAGAGGAACAGTAAGCAGACTGATGTTGACTTTTTTTGAAAGGGAAAATCATGGAAACAATCGTTTACACCAACCAACAAGACCGCTCCTCGTGGCCTGCCGGCCCGTGGGACAACGAGCCCGAGGATAAAATCCAATGGCTCGACGAAGAAACAAAACTACCCTGTCTCGTCGTGCGCGGACTGAAGGGCGCATGGTGTGGATATGTTGGCGTTACCGCTGAACACCCCGATTTCGGCAAGAATTTGAACGACGTAGACGTAGACGTTCACGGCGGGTTAGCCTTTGCCAGTTTCTGCCAACCCGGACCTGACGGAAAAGCCATTTGTCACATCGTTGAAAATGAGGAAAAAATCTATTGGTTTGGGTTTGATTGTTGTCATTACATGGACGATTGTCATTACATAGACGAAGTACCGGGACTGCGGCGGTATTTTGGGGCCAATGTCACCTACAAAACCTACAAACCCCTCGCCTACGTCAAACAAGAAGTCACTAAGCTTGCCCGTCAACTGAAAGGAACCCTGAAATGAAACGCTTCATCATTCTCCACGGCGCGGAAACAAACGTGCCGTATTACATCCAAGTCTCCCAAATCTGTGGGTTTGGGACTGCCGAGGACTCCAACGCAAAGGCAACCATCGTCAAATTCCCCGGCAACGATTTCTTCTGCGCGGAAAACGCCGAGCAGATCATGGCGCTCATCGAGGAGGACTAACATGAGCAATCCTCGTTATGTTTTCGTCAACGGCGCTAGTCCGGGGTACACCTTCGCGGAAATAACTTCCGCCATTCGCGACCTTGACGCTCGGTTGCAAAAACTCGAACCTGAACCTCCCAAACAATCTAAAGGCGAAAGGCTTTATAACCTTTTCCGCTCGCACAATCCAAGCCCTGGCACATGGGACATACTAGGCCCCGTAACCAAAGCCGCTTGGGAAAAACTCGGGGAAAAGTATGACTTCGACCGCTGAAACCATCCGCCCCGAATTCCCCCTAGTCTTCAACGACTCCCTCCGCACCGCCTTCGTCGGTTGTCCCCGAGCAGCCTATTGGGGCTTTTTCCTCCACTACAAATCCGTCCACCCGAACATCCATCTCCACGCGGGAAAATGCTGGGCCTCAGCCCTTGAGACGACCCGGATGGCTTATTACGGAGATGGGAAGGACGAGATAACTGCTCAAGCCCTCGGTCTAGAACGGCTCATCTCCGATTTCGGCGATTTCCTCGTCCCCAACTACGGCTCCGGCGCGAACAAATCCCTCGACCGGTTGATCGAAGCGTTCGCCTACTATTTCCGCGCGTTTCCCCTCGCCACCGATCCGGTCCAGCCGATGCGGACCTCGGATGGCAAACCGATGGTCGAATTCAATTTCGCTCTCCCCATCTCCGACGACCTGCGCCACCCGGAAACCGGTGAGCCAATTCTCTACGCTGGCCGGGCTGATATGGTCGCCACCTTCGCCGGCTCCAAGAGCATCTATGACGATAAAACCACTTCCCAACTCGGCCCGCAATGGTCTAACCAATGGAACCGGCGCTCTCAGTTTTCGGCGTACGCATGGGCCGCGCGTGAGTACGGCATGCCGATCACACAAATCGTCGTTCGTGGGATTGCGATACTTAAAACTACGATTAACCATCAGCAGGCTCTCCCGGTCCGCACTGAGCACCATATTAACGAGTGGCATTTTCAAGTCAAACGGGATATCCAGCGCGCGATCGATTGCTGGAAAGAAGGTTACTTTGACGTTAATCTCTCGGACGAGTGTTCCTCCTACGGCGGGTGTATGTTCCAACAACCCTGCATGTCGGCTCGTTCGGAGGAATGGTTAACCGGGCCGCAGTTTGAACGCAGGGTTTGGGACCCGATCGCCCGAACAGAGACGAAGATCATCCCCATCTCAGAGGAAAAATGAACCCCCTATTCCTCTGGTGCAAACGCTGCTTCGGCCTAAAAACCGTCTCCCAACGCATGAAAGAAGAACTCGCCTACGCGGAGCTAGAGGAATACTCCATCCTCGCCCGCCTCATGTCCGACCAATCCCGATTGCGGCTAATCAAACGTCGCATCACCTTCCTCAAAGGCAAACTCAAATGAAAACATTCTTGGGGCTCTCATGCGCGAACTTTCTCCACGGGAATTACTCCTCCAGAATCTCCTCGCGCAGTCAGCGACTTTGTTGTATCGAGTTTCCCGAACCCTCCACCCGACTTATAACGAGTCGTTGATAATCGAATGCGAGGAATGGTTCACCGAGGCGAAGGGCGCAATCGCGGAGTGTCTGGAAGAGGACGCTCGGGCGGAGAAAATAACCCCAGCGCGGACGCTTCCGGTGGAGCTTGGCTGGCGCGGCGCTCCGGCGCAGCAAAGGAACGCGCCGATTATCACCCTCGCTGATGAGCCTGAACCTAAGAATCCTCTTAAATACTTCCTAGGATAACCTATGACACAATTCGTCGTCTCCATCGATCTTGTTGATTTCAACCCAAACGAGAAATACTCCCGTGAAAACCAATACACCCAACGCTTCGACAGACTCAACGTCGGAGACGTGATTATCTTCCTCAACGAAATGGCGGAAAGGTTAGAAAATGGAAACAAACCTGATAGAGTCTTTATGCCCAATAATCAAATCCTCGGTGAACCGCCGCAGGTTTCTCCAGGATTCGTTGTGCTTAATTCTTCCGACCCCCAAAAAACTCCTTAAGCGAGGGATCAAATGCCGCGCTCTGCCAAGCAAGAAGCTCAATGGAAACGGTTCTCTGTCCGAGGAAGGGTCGTTGGTTTCTATGGATGGCTAAGTATGCTTCAAAACGAAGTCAACGCTTCCGATGAAATCAAAGAAAACACAAAAACTCTTCTAAATAATGCCTGCGGCAGTCTCCGTGCTGGGCTTGAACTAGCAGAGCTTGACTTAAACCTCAAAAGGAAAATATGACAACCGAACCGAATCCCGTCCTCATCAATCCACAATACCCCGGTTTCAACGTCCTTTTAATGGGCCCATCCGGCACCGGAAAAACCTACGCCCTCAAATCACTCGCTGCAACCGGCTTGGAAACCTTCTGCCTATTCCTCGAACCCGGCCTTGAAACCCTAATCGGCTCCTATTCCGACAACGGCGAGAAAATCCCCGACAATCTCCACTGGCATTACATCCAACCAAAAAGCCAAGGCTTCGACCAGCTCAAGAAAACCTCGTCCGATATCGGCACCTACGACCTCGCCGGATTGACCAAGATGAAAGACATGAAACGGTCTTTGAACAACCAAATGACCGACATGTACACCGTCCTCTCCGATTTCCCCGACCAGAAAACCGGCAAGAAATTCGGCCCGGTCGATTCATGGTCGAACGGTTGTGTCCTCGCGGTGGATTCACTCAGCGCGTTAATCCGCATGGCGTTTGACATGCAAGTCGGGACAAAGCCCGTGCGGGATATGTCTGATTGGGGTATTGTCCAACAAGTCCTAATGTCTTTCCTCCACAAGATTACCTCCGGCTGCATCTGCAACTTCGTCTTAATCGCTCACGTCGAGCGGGAAACGGATATGGTACTCGGTGGGAACAAAATCACGGTTTCCGTCCCCGGCAAAGCAATCGCAGCGACGTTCCTCCAACCTTTCAGCGATGTTATCCTCGCAGGAAGATCGGGCGCGGAGTGGTCGTGGGACACGGCTTCCAGCCAAGCGGACGTTAAAACTCGAAACCTTCCAATCCAGTCTAAGCTCCCCGCTGACTTTGGAGCCATTTATGAAAAGTGGAAATCCCGAGCCATCTTGGCATCCGCTGGTCAGTATTGACTACGCCCAAATCGAGCACAGACTTCTAGCCATGGCTTCCAATCGGCAAATGGACCCGGATTATTATAAGCAAAAAATCCAAAGTCTCCCCGATCCATTTTCCCTCCCGATTGAAATTTTGGGACAGATGATTCTATATGCTGAGGCGTATATGCTCCCCATCCCAGATTCAGTCCGTATTGCCTTTAACCAAAAAGCGCAAGTTCAAAGACGCTTCGATCCTCCCCAATTCCTCCCCCAAGCTCCCGTCGTCACGCCCAAAGACCACGTAAAACAAACCATCGCTCCACTCCCCGAGGATATTCTCGTCCAATTCATCGGTGGCCCAGCGAACGCCGAGCAGAAATACTACCAACGAAAAAATCTCCAACTCAAAGACGGGGATTTGTTAGCTTATGTAGTAAAAACCGACCTCCCTCCCATCCAACTCGACGAGAACAATAACATCCAATTCAAAGTCACTGAAACCGAGCCGGTTTGGTACAAACTCACCCACGTCCCGCTCGACCAAACCCCATTCTCAAACGCTGAAATCGTCATCGCTATATTCCAAGAAAAGGTTTAGCTTGACTTTCCCCTTCAACTCTGCTATCCTCTCATTCTCAGTTTCAAACCGCAAGGCGGACGGTTTGTCAGTTTCTTCCTCATCCGCCAAAACCCCTCCACTCAAGGAAACTTAAAATGGGCAACCGCCTTTTCGACCCGGTAGACCTGATGAATTCCAACCTCGAAGCGAACGCTACCAAGCGCACGCCTCTCCCGGTTGGCGAAGTGAACGCGCAAATCACAAAAATCGAAATCACCGATGGCGTCTCCGGCCCGGCCAGTAAAAAGCCCGGCACTCCGTGGGCGCGGCTGGATTGCACCCTCGAAATCACCGACCCGGAATATCTTCGCGGGGTCGGTGACGGGACGAGGGAAAAAGCCATCACCTTCCTCGGCATCATGCTCGACATGCAAGACGGGAAAATCGCATCCGGCGAAGACCGGAATGTCAGGCTGGGCAAACTCCGCGAAGCGTGCGGGGTAAACGGCCAACCCCTCGGCGCGTTGAACGGTCAGGTTTTGCGGATTGCTATCTCGCACAAACCGAACCCGAATCAACCGGACGAGACGATTAGTGAGGTTACTAACTATATGAAAGCGGTTTAATATGAACAATAGTGCAAACATCGCTTGTCAAGCAAGCATTGGCGATGAAGTCTATAGGTCTCATAGCGTCCGTGACCGTCTCGACAAGCGAATTGCCGGATTGCGGCAAGCTCTCGAAAGAGCATGCAACGCTAAAGCCCGCGCCGAAGCGTTGCAGATGCTGGACTACCCTGTTCGAGACCTCGAACAGATTCTTTGGGAATAAAGATTCCCTCATCAGTGTTCTACCCCAACCGGAGGGAAAATGATCCTAACCGAAACCCTCCTTTTTCTCATCCTTCTTGTTCTTATTTACATCGGAGTTGAAATGACTGCTCAATACGCTCAAATCTCGACCCTTCTCGCTGGCGTGGAAAAGGCCAACGCGCAGCTTGTTACCATCGCTGCGGTGCTGGCGGCGAATGCTGCGGCTGGAACCGGCCTGACGGCGGCGGAAACGCAAGACCTTTCCGACCGTCTCACGGCACTGGCAAACGCTGATCTGGCGGCTGTGACGGTTGACGGGGGTCCTTCGCTGGTTCCGCCTTCGAGCCCGAGCCCTGCTCCGGCTCCGGCTCCCGCTCCAAACCCCGCTGACCCGCAAGACGGTCAACCCGCTTAACCGAACCCCGGAAGGTGTCCCCAAATTGGGGGATGGTTGTTCTCCCGTTGGCGGGGGTACTTCGCTGGTTCCTCCCTCCGCCGACCACCTTTCACGGGCGACCTAGCCTCGAAGAACTTCACTAGATAATAGGACGGTTGCTTTAAACCTCTCTGCCCGGTGAAAAGCCGGGTTTTTTATAACCAAAATGGCTTGTCAGACACATCCTACAGAGCGCGGTCGATACTACGATGGAACTTCGTGGGTCTGTTTGGCTTGTTGGGAAAAAGGGGAAAAAATGAACTACATCGATTTCGTCACCAGCCGCATCAAATGGCTGGAAAATCCAACCCTCGATATCGTCCACGCAGCGATGGGCCTTCTCGGCGAGGCGGTCGAGCATTGGGAAGCGCAGGACGCTTCCCATCAAAAAGAAGAACTCAGCGATATCGAGTTTTATCTCGAACACGCGATTCAAGCTCTTGTTAAAGCCGAGCGCCCGATCCAAGACGCGCTCTCCCGAGAAGCCTTCAAGCTCCTCCACTCCGACCCGTGCGGCTCGATCCTCCACTGGTGCGCCGAGTTTCACGACCGCGCGAAAAAACTCTTCATCTACAACAAGCAAGATGTGAACTTTGCCGAGTGCGTCACCGCGATAAAACTCTGCCTCCATATCCTCGCGGTCGAGCACAACTGCCTCCGAGAAGACCTTCAAGCCCAGAATCAGGCGAAGCTGGAGAAACGTTTTCCCACAGGTTATTCCGATGCGGCCGCTCAGGCGCGGGCGGATAAACAAGGAGTTCAAGATGACCGTGCATAGTAGTCTCAGTATTGAGGTCTGTGATAGCCCCCGAGACGCTATCGAAAAAGGCTATAACTACGCCTCCAACAAATCCGCAGAGCCTATCTCTGTAGAAAAAGTTATCGTCGTCCGAAAAGGCACTCAATCCGGCCGGTCAACAGTGGATTTTCTTCTCAAAACTGAAGACGGGAAACAGTATGTTTTCATGGTGACGAGCGCATTGCTCGAATCTATTCCATCTTTTTGGGATATTTAATATGACCGAGCCTAGTATCACCCTCGTTACCCCGGGAAAATTCGACCCGGACGGAATGCTTCTGAATAACCAATTCGCCGTAACCATCATCGCAATCCTCGTCATGCGCTTCGGGCCGCAAATATTCGAGCAAAGAGATTTCGACATGATCGCAAAACAACGCCTGACTGAGGGTTTCGACGACGCTGGTTTTAAGCTCTCAATCACAACCCCGCAAAATGCATGAAGGCCCGATCCCAGCCGAGATTGCGATACTAGTCGACTACCCCGAATCCTATGGCTGGGGTATTAAACCAGTGTTGGATAAACTGTCCAAGCTCGGCATCGGCTCAGGCTCAATCTTCATCCTAAGCCTCGCCGATTCCGCGCCCCCAAAAGGCGACGATGGCACGCCGGACATCGACCACTGGATCAGCACGCGGAAAACTTGCCCGGGAGCTGGCTGGACTAAGGAGTCAAACTGTTGGGTAAATTCTACACTTTCGCTTGGCATCGCTACGGCGAGGCAGAAGCTTGCCGAAGTCAATCCCAAGCTCGTAATTGCCCTCGGAAAAGCAACCCTACTATTTGCTACCGGACAAGAGAAAATTGCATCTTGGCGGGGTTCGAGGATGGTGACGGACCGGTTGACGTGCCCGGTTGTGCCGACATACCATCCTCGGATTCTTTCCCGCCAGCCTGAATCCCGTTTCATCATCGAAATGGACCTGACCCGTGCATACAACATCTACACCGGAAAACAAACCCCTCGGCATTATTCTTTTCAAATCGAACCCGATTTTGACAACGTTTCTCGCACGCTCTTTGATCTACTTCGACGGGCCGAAAACGGGCCGATGGTCCTTTCCGGCGACCTTGAAACCCGAGCCGGGCACATCGCCTGTTTTGGAATAGCTTGGTCGGCGACAGAGGCGATTTGTATCCCCCATCTCGTTATCAACGACACAAACCCATTCTACTGGCCGGCGGAAGAAGAAGCGATCCTAATCTCGCTCTATATCCAACTCTTCACCCACCCAAACATCGAATGGGTCGGCCAAAACTTCCTCTACGATTGTCAATACTTCCACCGGCATTGGGGTGCAATGCCGTTGAAAGTGTTCGACACAATGATCGCGGCACATGCGCTCCACAGCAATATCAAAAAATCCCTCGATTTTCTCTCCTCGATGTACGCCCACGATCATGTGTACTGGAAGGGGGAAATCTCAGACTGGCACCCCGACCAAGGTGAGAAACAATTTTGGACGTATAATTGTAAAGACTGTGTTGTAACTTGGGAAATAGCAGAAGTTTTAAAGGAAATAAGCCGTGAGAGATAAACGATTGCAACCATATTATCCTTTACACTCACTGCATCCTTTTGTGACGTGTTGGCGTGCAATGAATTCACGATGTACCGATCCAAACAATAATCGATACAAAAACTATGGTGCCCGAGGCATTAAAGTTCTATGGGTAACGTATCGTGAGTACGAACGAGATATGTTTTCTTCGTGGCAAGAAGGACTTCAGATTGACCGAATCGATGTAAATGGAGACTATTCTAAAGAAAATTGTCGTTGGGTAACAGCAGCACAGAATGCTCAAAACCGAACGAATAGTAAACTAAACCTTGCTCAAGTTGCAGAGATTAAAAAACGTTTCGGTGCAGGTGCAGCTTACCAAGAAAGCCTAGCAAAAGAGTTTGGTGTTTCTAGCCGGATGATCCGTTATATCGGAGCAGGTGGCGCATGGCGCTGACTCGGCATCAGGAACATTTAGAGTTTCAGCAAAAACAGTTTTTTCCTGTTTTGCGAATGATGAATCGCGGCCTCCGTTGGGATATGAAGCGTCGCGCCGAACTCAAGAAAGAGTTACTACAAATCGTCTTCGACCGCGAACAACAACTCAACTGGATCGTCGGATATGAAATCAACGCCAAAAGTCCCAAACAACTTCTTAACCTCTTCTATAATGAACTGGGCGTTCCCGGAATCAAAGCGTTGGGTAAGGAAACGCTGTCCACTAACTCACCAACTCTGCAAGAGATTGCCAGCCGCCACCCAATGTTGGCGCCGCTCTGTCAACTTATCACCGAACTGCGCAGTCTTGGAGTATTCCTCAGCAACTTTATCGACGCCGATGTGGATATTGACGGACGAATGCGGACGAGTTTTGCTGTGGCCGGCCCCACGACCTATCGATATGCAAGCCGGGAGAACGCGTTTTATTCAGGGATGAACATGCAAAACGTCCCGGTGAAGGAAAAAGAAAAGATTAAAGGAAGTAAAGATTATGTCAAACTCCCAAACATCCGAGAACTCGCCCTTGCCGACCCCGGAAGAACCTTCTTCGACCTCGACCTCGATCGAGCTGATATGCAAATTGTCGGATGGGAGTCCGACGATGCGGCCCTTAAAACGGCTCTCCGAAAAGGAATCGACCTACATTGTTGGTCAGCTTCTGAAATCTTTGGGATTAAGGGAATCCCAGTAGATGAACTCGTCGAGTCGCATCCAAATTACCTTGAGCATCGAGGAAGAATAGGAAAGGCCAATCGTGACAAAACGAAAAATGGCGGCCATGCCTGCGATTACGCTGTGGGAACGCCGAAGCTTGCCCAAACGCTCGGTATTACCCGGCACGAAGCAGATTTATTCAAGGCCCGATGGTACGGCCTGTTTCCAGGCATTCGGAAGTGGCACAAGCGCGTCGAGCAAGCGGTCGCTGAAACGGGTTATCTCGAGAATATCTTCGGTGCGCGCTTGTATCAATTCGGACGCTTTAATCTTCCAGAATTTCTGGGCTGGCAACCGCAGAGTACGGTGGCAGGCGTCATTAACCAGGCTTTGGTTCGTATTGATGCCGCGCAAATCGCAGGCGAGACAAGTATCGAACTTCTTATCCAAGTCCATGACAGTCTCGCGGGGCAGTTTGAGACGGCAAAGAAGGAAGCAGAAATCGCTAATCTCCGCAAGTATGCGTCAATTGTTGTCCCGTATACCGATCCGTTGATTATTCCGGTCGGGATTAAGACTTCGTTAAAAAGCTGGGGAGACTGTAAATGAGCACACCATTCATAATGAGCTTCCTACCGATGTGCCGGATTTGTGGGCAAGCAGCCTACACCGACCGGGTTGATACCGCCAACGCCAGCGCGGTTTGTATCTGTAAAACCGTTTTCTGCCCCGAATATGATAAAGAATACCGCATTATGCTGCCCGGCGTGGCGGGACAGTTTATCCCATCTAAAAAAGCAAAACTGCATTCTCCCTTTCCGAAGATTTTGTGAGCGTACTTCCTTTCCAAAAACCCAGCGCAGTTCGGGAACTCCCTGACTGGCTGTCCACCTTCATGGAGAATACCCAATGGGGCGAAGCTCCTCCGTATTTTTATTTCTGGGTTGGAGTTGCTACTATTGCGGCTGCGTTACAAAGGCGAGTGTGGCTGCCGATGGGCACATTCACTTGGTATCCGAACCTCTACACTTTGCTGGTTGCTCCGCCCGGGATTATCCAAAAGTCGAGTACTTCCGATTTGGGAATGCGATTGTTGAAGAAAATCCCGGGGATTCACCAAGGCCCAACGACCCTAACTTGGCAGTCTCTGTATGACGCTTTCCAAGAAGTCGGGCATGAATTTGAAATTTCCCCCACAGAAGTAGCAACGCAATTCCCCCTCTATATCAACTCCCCCGAACTCGGTATCACCCTCAACATGAAGGATACCGATATGATTAACCAACTAATCCACATGTGGGATGGGTATGAGCTTAAAAAGCGTACTCGGCAGGATGGTGAGTTGCTTATTCCAACGCCGTCACTCAACCTTATTGCCTGCACAACCCCAAGCTGGATCGCAGAAAACGTCCCCGAATATCTCATCGGAGGCGGTCTTACTTCTCGCATTCTTTTTGTATATGGTGAGCAAAAAGCCCGGTATATTGCTTACCCGCAACGGCATATGCCAGCTGACTATCCTGAAAGAGAGGCGCGACTTATCCGCGACTTGGAAAGAATCCACAATCTCGTCGGCCCCTTCACCCTCACCGAAGACGCCTACAAATGGGGCTCAGAATGGTACGAGGACTTTCACAAAAATCAAGCCCCTAAACTCGATAAAACCCTCATCGGCGGCTACATCGCACGAAAACAAACCCTTGTCCACAAAGTAGCGATGATTCTCGCGGTTTCGCTGGGAGATGCGTTGGTTATCGATCGCTCCCTCCTCGAACGCGCGGAGAAATTGATAACCGAGCTTGAGGGCAATATGCCCAAGATTTATAATCGGATGGGCCTCTCCGCCGGGGCGAACGCATCCCACAAAGTCGTGGCATTCCTCGAACGCTACGGCGGAACGGCAGATTTTTCCCTCCTCTACCGCTTCATGCACGCTCAATTCCCCGATGTGGAAGCCTTCGAAACGATCATCAAAGGAATGATCGAGGCCCACATCATCACCATCGATAGAACTGCCCGCACAGTAACCCTGCTCAAGCCAAAATGACTTCCCGGAAAAATTGGCTTTCCGCCAAAGTCTCGTCGGAGGGGTATTGTTGTTTAAACGGGTATCTCCGCCTGTGCCGGCTTCGTGGAGAAACTGTGGAGGGAATGGCGAAGAATATTGGGATGAGTGCCGATACGATCTGGTATCACTACCGCAAGCTGGATACTGAGCTTGCCGTTCCGAACGCGCCGGTTTGCATGAAACAAATGGACTGTATGAAACCGGTGATCGATATTATTGAATCCGATTCAACACCCAACCATATAGAAACTGATCGTCAGACGGATTAGCTTCCTCGTCGGCCATGTAGGAAACGCAGCGTTGGGCGTTAATCATGCGGAGCAGGACCGTTTCCCCTTGGGAAAATCTCACGGTCAGAAACTGCCCCAGCGCCATGATGGTCGAATTCCCAATTTCCCCGTCCAACACGAGCTTATTCTTCGTCGTGCAATTCAGCGCGCGTTGGAGAAATTTCCCCGCTGTTCCAACCCCTTGATTAACCCCACAATCAAACAACATCGAGGCTAACGCTTGGGAAAGCAGTTGGACTCGATTCAGATTCGGATCGAACCAATACTTCGCTTTATAAATTGCCTTTGCAGTGGCTTTTGGCAGACTAATCATCGGCCCGATGTAACCATTCGCCCGGGCAACATCAACCGTAATTCCATACATCGTCTCAGGATCGGGCGGTTTATTTGAATAACCACCTTCAATCAAAAGCAACGCTTCGAGTTGTTCGTCAAGAGTCATGGTTTTCCTTAACTGGAGAATGATTCGGGGGCTCAGTTGAGCTTCGCGTTAAACCAAGTTGACTGGGGAACGTCCGGGCTCCCCGAGGCTATGGAAACACCGCTGGCTGGGAAGTCC